GGCAGGTAATGGCACAGCAACACTTCGCTTCTTACCTAAGCATGACGAAGACGAACTTCCATGGGTTAAGATTTTTAGTCATGGTTTTCAAGGACCAACAGGTAAGTGGTATATCGAAAACTCTTTGACCACTCTTGGCGAAAACGATCCAGTCGGTGAACTAAACTCACGTCTCTGGAACTCTGGCGTTCAAGCCAATCAAGATATTGCTCGCAAACAAAAGCGTAAACTAAGTTTTATTGCTAATGTTCTTATCGTTTCCGATCCAAAGCATCCAGAGAATGAAGGTAAGGTCAAACTGTTTAAGTTTGGCAAGAAAATCTTTGATAAGATTATGGATAAAGCACGTCCAACATTTGAAGATGAGAAACCAGTCAATGTCTTTGACTTTGATGCTGGCGCCAACTTCAAACTGCGTATGCGTAAGAAAGATGGTTATGCTAACTATGACGAATCAGTGTTCAGTGAACCTGGACCAATTGGTACAGATCAAGAAATTGAGAATGCACTGAATGGGCGTTATAAACTGTCTGAGTTTGTCGACCGTAAGAACTTCAAGTCTTATGACGAACTCAAGAAAAAACTTGAGGAAGTTTTATCTGGTGACAGCTACGTATCTAAATCTGCTGCAAGTATTGCTGAAGAAGAAGACCGTCCAGTGGCAGCTGCGCCAAAGATTTCTTCTAAACCAGCACCAACTATGAAGTCAGTTGATTCTGATGAAGATGACGATGATGTTATGTCTTATTTTGAAAAGATAGCCAAGGAAGGCTAAAGAGAATGGGGAGTTTCGGCTCCCCATTTTTTATGTGTATCTGTCGCGAAGGTATGAATTGACAGATGCTTCTTGATTACGTATTGGTGTTGGAACTGTATTAATTTGTTTTGTAGTATTATTCACTGGTGCGTTAACAACTGTAGTGCTGTTATCATTTCCACCGAACGACTCTCCCTTTCCAGCAAAGTTTTCCGCAGACTTACCATAGACATCTGGGTTTCTTTGATTCGAAGATAAGTCAGCTGTATCAGCATTAGTACCAGAGAAATCATCCGTTGGTGTTGGAGTCGCTGGCGAAGCTGCACTAACTTTACTACCACCTTTATATTTGGCGACTGCTTTTTTGCCTTCTTCAGTTTTCATAAACTGTTCTAATTGTTTATCCGTTAGTTTCTCACCTTCGTTAAAGTTGGTCTCATAGTCCTTTATCTGTTTATAAACTTTATCTTCACCAGACATATTCTTCATCTTCTCGGCTTCATCTTGAACTTGAGCCAGTCCTTTGTGATCTTTTGTGAAGATTTTATCTTCTTTTGACAAACCAGATCCAGCAGATTCCTCTACTGTAGCAGCACTATTTTGTAGTTTTTCATCTAGTTCTGCTTTTTTAACGATTGCTTCATCTTTTGTTTCTGCTATTTGACTATCTTTTCTGAATCCAAGATACGCCAATCCACCGATCAGTGCAGCTGCTCCACCCATGGCAGCGATTCCACCTAATCCACCTGCACCAAGTTTCGCTATAGTCCCACCAATACCCTTCATCAAACCTTTCAGTTTGCCAAGTATACCACCAGCTTCTGCGTCGCCTTCTGTTTGTTTATTCTGGTCACTGGTTGGAACTGGTATCTTTTGTTTCTTTGGATCTGTATTTTCTGCAATAGTTTTTAGAACATTGGTCTGATCGTCCATCAGTTTCTTTTCTTCAACCAATTGTTCTTCAGTAGATGTTTCGTCAGAAGGTGCAGATAGATCAGCACCGCCAAGTATCTTTGCTTTTGCGTCGTACTTGGTATAATCAGAAGAAAGAGATTTTCTCTTTTCGAGCAATGCCTTGCCCTGTTGCGTTCTTGCTAGTTCTTCGTCACTTAGTCCAGTTGCAGCTTTAAATTTTTGTAGTTGCGCTTCGTTGGCTTTTACTTCTTTTGATGTTTTATAAGCACCCTCAAAATTCTTTTTCAATTGATCTCTAGATAGAGAAGGATCAATTGCTTTCTGCTGTTTTATAAAGGATTCTCTTTCTAACGATTTATCCAATAAACCAAACGCATTGAACTTCTTCATTAGCGATGTTCTTATATTGTCTCCGCTAAATCCTTCTTTAAGACTTTCTTTTTTCTTGGTTAACTTATCTGCAAATGTTTCAAATGTCTTCATACCAGAAGAGAGTTTTGTTATCGACTCTATTTCTTCATCCCTCAACTCTAAAACTTTTCGAAGTTGTGCTACTTGCTCTTTCTGCACTTTTACTAGATCTTCATTAGCTGCGACTGCAGACTCCGAACTAAGCGTCTGTAAGTTTCCGCTTTCTAGTTTTTCTTTGATTGAAACTAAGTTACCCAAAGAATTATTTTGGATCTCTAGAAGTTTGCCGAATTGTGTTGGCGATGAAGTTATAACTGCCATTTTACATTCTCTTTCTCAATTTCCGTTAGCGAATACTTATGGTATTGCATTAAGGCGAAATTTGTTTTATAATAGTTCGCCAAACTTTCATGACAAAGATTAATTAAAAAAAACTTTCGATTCCTTCTAGTGTCTTTTTAAATCTCTTGGAGCAGACTGGGCATCCATACTCAATATCTTTTGTAATCTTCGGCATAGTACTAAAGAACCTTTGAAGTTTTACAAACTGATCAGAAGTCAGGTTGTTTAGGAACTCCATCAATTCCTCTGGCTTTTGTTCTGCAGCGTGGAAGATCTCGTCATTGTTATAGATGTATTCTATACACTCAGCTACTATTTCAAATACGGCATCTAAGTTATCCGTATCTAAGTTCTTTAACTTTTGTAAACTGCTGAACGAAGGATACTTCATAACCACCCCAACATCACCAAATAATTCGATCTTATTGGTATGCTCTGGATCTTTTGTAACAGCGATCGAACTAAGATCTAGGTTGTACTTAACAACTGCCTTCTTGTTATCTTCGCCGTGATCTTCATCACACTTTAAAAACAACTCTACATTCTCACCAACAGATTTCGCTCTTATCTGTGTGAACATGTATTCCATATCAAAAATTGCTAAAGAATCTGCGTCGATCTTATCAAGAGTGCAGTTAATTATAACATTCTTTAGCGTATCAATCATTACTGGTATCTGTTCTGATTGCTGTGCAATTAGTAGTGCCTTTTCTTCTTTAATAAGGAATGGTCTAAATTTAACAGTTTTCCCAGTAGAGGGAATTATCATACTATAAGTTGGTGTCGCATTCATCGGTAATGCCATTATTAATCTCCTTTAGTCATATTCTTAATCAGTTTATTCAACTCAGCTGTACTTCCCACAAAAATTGCGTTGTTTGTAATTTTCTTTGGGTCATCTTTAGTAGTTGGCTCGTCTAACTTTTGTTTCTGACGATGTAAATCTAATAGTTGCTGGTTTACATCAGCCAGCTGTTTCATTAGATTACCAACAACCTCAAATGCTCTTGGATGCTCAGACGACTGCGCCACATCTAATGCGCTCTGTAATGCGCTTTGTCCTTGCACCAATAATATGTGTAGATTCTTACGTGTCGTTTCATAATCTACATCAATTTTATTTCCAGTATCTGGGATAATTTCGCCATCGGCTGTAGTCACAATTTCCTTCACATCAGAGGGTTCAACATCGAACACCTTTGACAAGTTATCATCAATTTTCATTTTGTTAGTTCACCACGTTCAATTAGTTTTTGTTTATTGTAACGATGCATTTCTTGCACCAACTCTTTGTTCTCACCATTATACAGAACAGCATAATTGTTATCAATCATCCACTGATTTAAACTCGTTCCGTCTTCCATAATGAATACAGCAAGAATGCGTCCAAATTTATCATCGTTGCTATCAGATTTTTGCGTTTCAATTCTAACCCAAGAACCAACTGGAAGTTTATCAGCTAATCTTTTCTTGGATAACTGACCACGTACTTTTTCTTCAGAATCTGTAGTTCTAGATTCTGGTGTATCTATGCCAGACATACGGACACGCTGGTTTGCCAGAACGATATTGAAACCTAGATCTAGATCAATGTCAACCGTGTCGCCGTCAAGAACTTTTAAAATCTTTGCTTTATATTGATACATGTTATTCCTTCGGTTTGTTTACATATTTGTCAACTATTGCATTGGCTACCCATGCTCCCATGTAACCAATAAAATACCACTCTGACAGTTTATCATGAACTATCAGAAAAACGAATCCCCAAGTTGATACAACCCACGCACCAAATCTTGTAAATTTCTTTTCGTCAAGTTTCCCATCCGTACCAACTAAATCTTTGATGTCAAAAGTATCATGCGGATTTCTGTGCATAGCAATCATAGTTAAGATTACCATGAGTATTAATAATGCCAGCAATAAAGACAAAGTTGTCTTT